CTCAACCTGAGCATCTTATTATGTTTCCTGGTCATCTTGAACACTATACTACTGCTGAACCCAGAGAACATAAAAGGATTAGTCTCGCTGGTGACATCGTTTTAACTCTCAAACATAGAACTGATACAGAATCTGGGTTACTCCCTCCTAAATATTGGAAAAGCTTCTAATATTTGATGGCATTTCAGACTATTGATAGAAAAGATATAACAAGAGCACTCAGATCTCGTGCAGTCAAGGAAGAGATGGACGGGGTTTTGGATGTTGCTGGCGATGTTATATGGTTTCATGATCCTATCGCAGCTACTGGTAGATGGGATGGTAAATCAACATTTGGTGTCAAACCATCTACAACAATGATTGTACTCAAGACCAGTAAGGCTGGAATAAAGAAATTAATTTCACGTTATAAGACTAGTTACATATCTGCAAGGAAATCAGGTGGTGCTGTGGATATGAAGGATGATGATAAACCATATATTACATTGTTTATTGGTACTCAAAAAGTAAAGTTCGCAGCCACAGGTAAACTTACTGATTCTAGTGGTAAGTCTATTAGTGAAGCAACCATGACAAGGATGCAAGAACTTGGTTCTGCACTTGTGTTTAGGAGAGCTATACAAGATAATAAAGAATGGAGTAGTGCTGAGAAATTAAAGCAAGATGATGTTACCATGAATGGCATCAAGGATATATGGAAGAGAGTTGGTAAGGTAGATGAGGTTGATGATGAGTGGATTACTAACTTTTACAAACAACAGAAGGCATTGCTCGCCAAGATAGGTAAACCTAATTTCACAGAGTTCAATCGTGATAAAGGTTTCATGGATTTTATTAGCAAAGTAGTTAAAGACTGCTGTGGTATAGGTACCAAGGACAACTGGAACCCTGCTGACATCTGGTTGATACAAGATGAAACTAAGTGGAGAGGTAAGATTAAAGAAGCAATGGCAGAACAAACTACTATGAAGTCAATTCATAAATTAAATGCTATAATGAGGAAGTTGTTTAAGGAAAGACAAGTGTTTGGTATCTCCCTTAAGAAAATTGCTGCAGGTGATGATAATGCTAAGATAGAATTTGTTAATGATAAGAGTGAGTTCTTTGATAAGTTAAATAAATTACGTTTTTCATACATCGCTGCCGACTGTAAGATGGGTAAGAAGACCGATAAAGAAGGAGCAATAACTTTATCTACTCAGGATACAAGATTGTATGTAAAAGATGGTAGTAACGTATATAATTTCCAGATTAAAGGTAATAATTCCACAGATTTTAGTAGTCTAAAATATGAACCTACTGCATCTGGTGCTACTGCTGCAAGATTAGGTAAAGCAACTGTTGAATTAGTACTGAAATTACTGAAGAGTTATGAATTACCCTTTGCAAAAGAAAGTTCATCATATCCTGTAAACGCTAAAGAGTTTGAGAATAATAAGGGTGGCAATTGGTTGGATCTTATTAGGAATCTGCAGAAAAATAGAGTAGCGTTAGATACTAAGACTGCAGAAGAAGCATATGATAACTTAGCATTTGTATTTGGCACAAAACCTCATGTAGCAAACTCTAAATGTCAGCAAATTAAATGGTTAAATCTATTTTTATCATTGAGTGCTGAAGAAAGAGATAAATTTGGTACTGATATGGTCTTCTTAGCTAAGAAAGAAGGAGAAGATTACGGACCATTTGCTAAAATATACTAATGAGTAAGAACACACACCTAGAACACTTAGAAGATAGTATTCTCCTTGATGGTAAGGAGGGTGCTACAGATGCTTTTATGTTTTTAGATGAACTTGCTAAGACTTTTAGTTCTGGTGGTGATAGTAACTTAAAAATTACTACAAAATGGGATGGTGCACCTGCTGTATTTTGTGGTACATATCCTGAGACTGATAGATTCTTTGTTGGTAGTAAGTCTATCTTTAATAAGGATGCAAAGATTAATTTTACACATAAAGATGTAGAGGCAAATCATGGTAGTTCACCTGGTCTTGCTGATAAATTGAAGGATTGTTTGACATATTTACCTGCTCTGGGAATCAAAGGGGTAGCACAAGGTGACTTACTTTTTACTGGTGATAAGGAGCAGAAAAAAATAGATGGTAGAGACTGTCTTATATTCCAACCTAACACTATTACCTATTGTATACCCTCTGAGGATGCATTATATGAGAAGGCACTCAAGGCAAAACTTGGTATAGTATTTCACACCAGTTATTCTGGTAGTACTATCAGTTCATTGACTGCTTCTTTTGGATATGATGTTAAAAAATTAAGTAAGAGTAAGGATGTGTTGGTACTGAGTGCTGAGACGGAACAACTTGGAAATGATATCTTACTTGATAAACAAGAAAAGACTGCTTTAGTGGCACTAAGATCTAAGAGTAGTGGTCTTGTGGCAGGTACTTTCTTAGATACTATGGCAGAACATAATGCAGGTAAAGATCAGTTGGCTGTAGGTACAAGATTAAAGATTTTCTTTAACCAGTATGTTAGAAAGGGGCAGAAGATGGGTTCATCTAGTGCAGTTATAAAAGAATTTAAGACGTACTTTGAATCAGAGTGTAGAAAAGCAGCAGACAAATTAAAAACACCCAAAGGTAAAGCAGGTAAACTTGCTAAACTATATGAGGGTCAAGATCTTATTGAAAAACATGAAAAAGATCTGATTAATACTATTGACTTGTATAAAAATCTTCAGTTAGCAAAGGAAATGTTCATCCGTAAATTGGAAAAGGGTGAAAGATTTGGTACATATCTTCGTACGGAGAATGGGTACAAGATAACAGCACCTGAAGGATACGTTGCTATTCAAGAAGGTAAAGGTGCAGTTAAGTTAGTTGATCGTTTGACATTTTCAGTTGCAAACTTTAACGTAGAAAAGAACTGGGTAGGAGGAGATGGTAAATGAAGACATGTTATTTTACATTTGGTAGATTCAATCCACCAACTATAGGTCATGAGAAACTCATAAGGGCAGTAGAAAGTCAAGCAGCTTCTGATGACTATTTGATTTATCCATCACAGTCATTTAAGAAACCAGATAACCCATTGCCCTATGATTATAAGGTAGAAATAATGCAGAAGATGTTTCCATGGGCAAAGATTGAGACTAAAGCATGTTGCAATACTATTATAAAGGTGGCACAAGATTTAATGATGAAAGAGTATACTGATATTGTGATGGTTGTAGGTTCTGATAGGGTAGCGGATTTTGATAAGTTATTACAGAAATATAATAGAGAAGATTACTCATTTAAAAGTATCAAAGTTATCTCTGCAGGTGAGAGAGATCCAGACGCGGAAGGTGCATCTGGAATGTCCGCATCTAAGATGAGAGAAGCAGCAAAAAATGTAAAAACTAGGGAATTTATTGCAGGAATACCTGATACTTTGGACACTGATGAGAAGATGAAACTCATGGCAAAGGTTAGAGAAGGTATGGGCTTATAAATAAACTTGATATGTACACATATATTAATGAAATCTTTCTCTGAGTTCGCAAAGAAAACAAAGGTTGCGGAAGCAAAGATCACCAAAGATAAGTTCTATAAGAATGAAGTCTATAAGCAAGGTGAGTGGGTGCTTACTGAGAACGGACAAGTAGGAAAGATTCTACGTCGAGGACCTAACTATGTGTTGTGTCTTACTGCTGAAGAAACTACCTTCCGCACTTGGATTACAAACATCAAAGAGGTATTCGAGATTGGAACTGACGCATATCGTGAGTATGTAATGTCGCTTACACCTGGCCAAAAGGTACAGAAACCCGCAGGTACAGTTGAAGTTAAGCAAACAATTCCAACAGACCCCAAAAAAGATAAGATGAGCCATCACGAGGAAAAAAGTTTAGCAGAATTAGCTGCTGAAACAAGTTTAAACACAAAGTTCAAGTCTATGAAAGAGACTTGGAGATATGATTACTCTGCAGTCATAGGTAATACAGACATCAAAGGCAAGGGTGCTGATGGTGTAGGTGGTGGTGACGCACCAGGTATGAAACTTGCGGAACCAAAGGGTGAAGAAGGAAAACCAGACGTAAAGAAAGTAAAGCATTCATGTGTTACTAAGGTAGAACATCCAGAATGGGGTGCAGGTAACTGTCTAAAAGGAGAGCATACACTTCTAGAAGATGGAACTGTAACACACTATGATATTATGTTCGAGCATGGACTAGAGAAGAATGTTCCTGTCGAATCATTTAAGGTTACAAGAGAAGCAGTTCATGAGCATGTTGCTAGACCAGAAGGAAATCCAGAGGAACCAATTCCAGATCTACCTTCAGGTCCACATGGACAGA